TACAGTTCCCCCTACACATACTATTCCAGACAAACAATCCGCACCCATATCCGAAACACCCCCCTTATCAATTCCAAACACAGAGGGGGAGGGGGTATCTAATTTTTGGGAACAGTTTGAAGAGCCGTCTATAGAAACACCCCCCCTTGTTGATTCTGGGTCCCCTACTAGCCCAGTAGATATTTCTAACCCAAATTGGAAAGAAGTGTAATGGAAAGGATTGATGTTTCCTATGTATATACACATCTTGTATGGGGATTTGTTATGACTATCTATCTTAATACTGTTCTCTTTGCTCTTTACTCCATATGGACTGACCTAAAGGGTTTTAAGGGGGCGAAAGAAGATTTCATTATGGCTTTACTAGTATCTTTATGGTGTGGACTTGCATATGGATTATGGACAGCTACTGAAAGGTTTGTATGAAAGAGTATGAACTAGATAAGTCTACGGGTGAGCTCATCTGGACAGAAGATAACTCTAAAGTATTGGAGTTAGAAAAGATGCTAAAGAATAGCCACCTTGAAAAATATGTAGAACAGATTAACAACGATGGATTTAAGAAGAGCAAATGACCCCAGCACAAAAAGAAATCTTTCTGATCGTAGATGAGTTTTGGCGTAACTACGGCTTTGGTCCGACTATAGATGATATCATGCGTCTAACGGGCGAAAGAGGTAGGGGCAATGTTGCCCGTAAGATGTCTATCCTGATCGAGATAGGAGTTTGCAAAGGGGTGAAGGGCAGATCACGCTCGATTCGTCCAGCAGGGTTAAGGGTACGAGATCTTGAGTGATAAAGTCATAGAGTTAATGAATATGTTATCTCCAGAAGAACAGACTATGGTTCTGGAGCAAGTTCGTGAGTATGATAATGCATTACTTCGTGAAGAAGGCCAAGAAGACTTCATGAAGTTTGTAGTCACTATGTGGCCAGGATTTATCCATGGAAGGCACCACGCCTTAATGGCTAGGAAGTTTGAAGAGATCGCTCAAGGCAAGACTAAGCGTTTAATCATTAACATGCCTCCAAGGCACACTAAATCAGAGTTTGCATCCTTTATGCTGCCAGCTTGGTTCTTAGGAAGATTCCCTGGCAAGAAGATTATTCAATGCTCAAATACAGCTGAACTTGCAGTTGGGTTTGGACGAAAGGTGCGAAATCTGGTAGACTCTGAAGTCTATGCTAAAATATTTCCAAATGTCGCCCTTCGTTCTGACTCTAAAGCTGCTGGCCGCTGGAGCACTAATGCTAATGGTGAGTATTTTGCTATCGGTGTTGGTGGTACTGTCACTGGTAAAGGAGCAGATTTGCTCATCATTGATGACCCGCATTCGGAGCAAGAAGCAGCGTTAGCCGCTGGAGACCCATCCGTCTTTGATAAGGTGTATGAGTGGTATACTTCAGGTCCACGTCAACGTTTACAACCTGGAGGCTCTATTGTAGTGGTTATGACCCGTTGGTCTAAAAGAGACCTGACTGGCAAGATCCTACAAGCTATGACTGATCGTGATGGAGATGAATGGGAAATCATTGAACTCCCAGCTATTCTTCCTTCTGAAAAACCTTTATGGCCAGAGTTCTGGTCTTACGATGAATTAAGTAAATTACGTATTGAACTACCATTAAGTAAGTGGTCAGCTCAGTACCAACAAAACCCAACCTCTGAAGAGGGCGCTTTAGTGAAGCGTGAATGGTGGCAAGTATGGGAAAAAGAAATACCACCACAGTGTCAATTCATTATACAATCATGGGATACCGCATTTACTAAATCTGAACGTGCCGATTATTCTGCATGTACAACATGGGGAGTCTTTTATAAAGATGAAAATGAAAATGATCCTCATATTATTCTTCTTGATGCTCTTAAAGAGCGGATGGAATTTCCAGAACTTAAGGCAAGAGCGCTTGAATACTATCAGGAATGGCAACCAGATGCTTTTATTGTCGAAGCAAAGGCCTCTGGAGCCCCGTTAATATTTGAATTAAGAAGGATGGGAATACCCGTTCAAGAGTTTACACCGACCCGTGGAAACGATAAAATAAGCAGATTAAACTCTGTAACAGATTTATTCGCATCAGGCAAGGTGTGGGCACCAAATAAACGTTGGGCAGAAGAAGTCATAGAAGAGATGGCAGCCTTTCCAAATTCAGACCACGATGACTTAGTGGACTCTTCAACCCAAGCTCTTATTCGGTTTAGAAAGGGAGGATTCGTTAATCTTCCATCAGATGAACCAGATGAACCAAGAGAATTTAGACGTAAAGTTGCATATTACTAAGGAAAAATTATGGCAATTGACAAAGCACTATATGAACTACCACAAGGCCTAGCAGGTATTGAACAAGCACCTGCAATGGAAATTGAAATTGAGGATCCAGAATCTGTACATATTAATATGGATGGCGTAGAAATTGACATTGAAAAAGCTCAAGATGAAGAAGAGTTTAATAAGAACTTAGCTGAAGAGCTTACTGCTGGTGAACTAACTCTTTTAGCGGGTGATTTAATTGGTGACTTTGATTCTGATATTGCAGCAAGAAAAGACTGGATACAAACTTATGTAGATGGTTTGGAACTTTTAGGTCTTAAGATTGAAGAAAGATCAGAACCATGGGAAGGTGCGTGTGGAGTCTATCATCCTATTCTAGCTGAAGCTGTGACTAAATTCCAATCAGAAACAATCATGGATACTTTCCCAGCATCTGGTCCTGTTAAGGGTGAGATCATTGGTAAAGAAACACAAGATAAAAAAGATGCAATGACACGTGTCGTAGATGACATGAACTATGAACTTACAGAACACATGACAGAGTATCGTTCTGAACATGAACGTATGTTATGGGGCACCGCATTATCTGGTAACGGATTTAAAAAGGTTTATGTAGATCCAGGTCTTGATCGTCAAGTATCTATCTATGTACCTTCAGAAGATTTAGTAGTTCCTTATGGCGCTTCTAATCTTGAAACTGCAGAGCGTGTATCTCACGTCATGCGTAAAACAGAAAATGAATTATTAAGATTGCAACTTGATGGCTTCTACCGTGATATTGAATTAGGTGCGCCACAAAACACTTTAGATGAAGTTGAGAAAAAGATTGCAGAGAAGTTAGGCTTCCGTGCAACAACTGATTCAAGATATAAACTTATTGAAATGCAAGTAGATTTAGATATTCCAGGATTTGAACATGAAGATGAAAAAGGTAACAAGACTGGTTTAAAACTTCCTTACATTGTAACGATTGAATATGGAAGTATGCAAGTTCTTGCTATTAGACGTAACTGGGAACCTGATGATGAGACTTTCCAAAAGCGTCAACACTTTGTCCATTATGCATACATTCCAGGTTTTGGTTTTTATGCTTTTGGTTTGATTCACTTGATCGGAGGTTTTGCTAAATCTGGTACATCCATATTACGTCAGTTAGTAGACGCTGGATCACTAGCTAACCTTCCAGGTGGATTCAAAACAAGAGGCCTTAGAGTCAAGGGTGATGATACACCAATCGCTCCAGGCGAATTTAGAGATGTAGATGTACCTTCTGGCACGATGAAAGATAATATCATGCCGTTGCCGTACAAAGAACCAAGCCAAACGCTTATCCAATTACTTAATCAGATCATTGAAGAAGGTAGAAGATTTGCAGCTGCAGGTGATTTAAAAGTTTCAGACATGAGCGCTAACTCTCCAGTAGGCACAACGCTTGCTATTTTAGAGAGAACACTCAAAGTCATGTCAGCTATTCAAGCTCGCATGCACTTTTCAATGAAAAATGAGTTTAAATTACTCAAAAAGATCATTGCAAGCTACGCTCCAGCTGATTATTCATATGAACCAGTGACAGGTGATCGTAAAGCTCGTAGAAAAGACTACGAAATGGTCAATATTATCCCTGTTTCTGACCCAAATGCAGCCACAATGAGTCAAAAAGTGGTGCAATACCAAGCAGTTTTACAACTTTCACAGACAGCGCCTCAACTTTACAACCTACCATACTTACATCGTCAGATGTTAGAGGTATTGGGCATTAGAAATGCTGAAAAATTGGTACCGTTACCTGAAGATGAGAAGCCATTAGATCCAATCACTGAAAATATGAACGCTTTAAAGAACAAACCTATGAAGGCATTCATGTATCAAGACCATCAAGCCCATATCCAGATCCATATGGCTATGCTTAATGATCCAAAGATCAGAGAAACGATTGGCCAGAACCCACAAGCTCCACTTATTGCTCAAGCATTACAAGCACACATTACAGAGCACGTAGGTATGGAGTATAAACGTCAAATGGAACTCACTATGGGCATTAACATTCCATACAATGACCTTGACGCTGATGATGAGTCAACTAAGTTATCACCAGAACAAGAAATGCAAATTGCTCGTATGGCCGTTCCAGCAGCACAACAATTGCTCAATCAAAATCAAACAGAGATTGCAGCTAAAAATGCTCAACAAGCATCTCAAGATCCAGTGATTCAAATGCAAATGAAAGAACTTCAGTTAAAAGCTCAAGAAGTAGATATTAAAATGAAGAAAATGCAAATTGATGCAGCAGCAAAAGCTGACCAACTTGAATTAGAGAAAGCTCGTATATCAGCGCAAAAAGAAATTGCTGGCATGCAAGTAACTGCTAAAGCTCAAGCTGAAAAAGCTAACATTGCATCTAAAGAAAAGATGGAGGGCTTTAGACTTGGTTCAGATATTGGTAGATCCAAAGCTCAAATGGCTATGCAAGAAAAACAAAAACAACAACCTTCAAACAAGGAAAATAAATGAATGAATACGAAGTAATCTTAAGAGAAATAGATATACAAGTAAGAAATTTAGAAGAACATTTAGGTACTGGTGTAGCCAAAGACTACTCTGAATACCAAAATATATGCGGAAAGATATCAGGTCTACTTTCTACACGAAGATACATTCAAGACCTAAATAAACAAATGGAGAACTCAGATGAGTGAAATACTAATCGGCTCAAATACCGATGATGTAACCCAAGCAACAACCCTTCCCCAAACGGATGAGGACAAAGCAAAGCAGCTCCCAGAAGTATCAGGATATCGTATTTTATGTGCGATTCCAGAAGCAGAAAAAGAGTTTGAAAGCGGATTAATTAAGTCCGATCAAACATTACGAAATGAAGAAGTTTTATCTACAGTATTTTTTGTAGTTAAAATGGGTCCAGATTGCTACAAGGATGAAAAAAGATTTCCTTCAGGTCCTTGGTGTAAGGTTGGTGACTTCATATTAGCCCGCCCTAATTCAGGCACACGCTTGAAGATTCATAATAGGGAATTCCGAATAATTAATGATGATAGTGTTGAGGGTATTGTAGAAGATCCCCGTGGCATTAGTCGTATTTAAGGAGAATTAACATGGCTGAAGAAGATTTTAAATTTCCAGATGAAATGGAAACACCAGAAGTAGAAGCATCTGCAGAAGATAAAATTGAAATTGAAATAGTGGATGATCGTCCTGAAGAAGATCAAAAGAATGCTCAACCACTACCAGAAGAAATTGTAAAAGACATTGAAAATGATGATCTTGAACAGTATTCAAAAGAAGCTAAACAACGTTTACTTCAAATGAAAAAACTCATTAATGATGAGCGTAGAGAAAAAGAACAGGCAGTACGTGAGCAACAAGAAGCAATTCGTGTAGCACAATCATTAGTAGAAGAAACTAAAAAACTTAGAGGCCGTCTAACAGAAGGTGAAAAAGTATACGTTTCTAACGCTAAAGAAGGTGCAGAAAGACAATTAGAACTAGCTAGAATCGCTTATAAAGAAGCATATGATTCTGGTGACTCTGATAAAGTCGTAGATGCACAAGAAAAACTCACAGAAGCTAAGTTTAAAATCCATCAAGTTGAGTCTTATAGACCGCAATATGATGAAAGTTCTTTACAAACAGCTGAAAATGAGGTAAAAATACCAGAACAGTCACAACAACCGCAACGATTGGATTCAAAAACCCAGTCTTGGTTGGACAAAAACAGCTGGTATGGTGTTGATGACGATATGAGTTTCCTTGCTATGGGTATTCATAGACGACTAGAACGTGATGGAGTCACAACTGGCTCTGATCAATACTGGAACGCTATAGATACTGAAATCAAGAAAAGATTCCCAGAGAAATTCGCTGGCGAAAATAACTCAGAGACCAAAGACTCTGTTAAAAAACCATCAACGGTAGTAGCGCCTGCTACTCGTTCTACATCCCCAAAAAAGATTAGACTGACGCAGACACAATTAGCTTTGGCTAAGAAGTTCAAACTTTCTCCAGAGCAATATGCGCTGGAATTAACTAAATTGGAGTCCCAAAATGGCTGAAAATAGAATTCCCCGTGAAGTAGATAACCGTCAACAGGATGAGCGCCCTAAACAGTGGCAAGCTCCTGAATTGTTACCAGAACCAGACAAACAAGCTGGCTTTGCGTACAGATGGATTAGAGTTTCAATGCTGAACTCAGCAGACCCACGCAATCTCAGTTCTAAACTTAGAGAAGGCTGGGAACCTGTTAGAGCAGAAGAGCAACCTAAATTTCAACTGTTAGTTGATCCCGATAGTCGTTATAAAGACAACATTGAGATTGGCGGATTATTACTTTGTAAGACCCCTGTTGAAATGGTCGCACAAAGAACAGAATATTATGAGAAGCAAACGCAATCTCAAACAGACGCTGTTGATAATAATCTTATGCGTCAAAACGATCCTAGAATGCCTCTCTTTAATGAGCGAAAATCTACGACTAGTTTTGGCAAAGGTTAATTTTATTAATTTAAGGAGTTTTAAATATGGCTTATCCAACCATTGATAAACCCTATGGCTTTAAACCGATTCAACGTTATGATGGTATTCCATACGCTGGCGCTACTTTACAGTATCCAATCAGCGGATCTTACAATACTGCAATTTATAACGGTGCTTCAGTTAAACTCGTAGCGGGCGGTACAATAGAGTTATCTGGTGCTACAACTACAGGTACAATTATTGGCGTGGTAACTGGTTTTCAATATACCAATTCATCAGGTCAAACAGTTCAAGCTCAATACTATCCAGGTACTAGCGTAACTAACGCTATTGCTTATGTAGTGGTTGATGCTTCAGCTTCATTCAAAGTAGCAGTAACAACATCTGGCACAGCTGGCACAGTAACATATGCTAATGCAACTATCTTAGGTACTAACGTAGCTGAGATCCAAAACGGTACAGGTTCTACAACAACAGGCGATTCACAAGCATCTATTGTTAAACCTGCTAACGGTGCTGGTGATACAACTACACTCCCATGGAGAGTTGTTGGTCTAGTTCCAGATACTGCATACTACGTTTCAACTACTTTAGTTTATCCTGAAGTAATTGTGAAGATTAACAACCCACAGTTGACTGCCCTTACAGGCACAACTTACACAGCTTAACTAGGAGAATAAAACATGGCTATTTCACGTGCACAGCTCCTTAAAGAGCTATTACCAGGACTTAATGCGCTATTCGGTTTAGAATATGCAACTTACGGTCAAGAACACAAAGAAATCTACGAAACAGAGACTTCTGAGCGTTCATTTGAAGAAGAAACAAAACTTTCAGGCTTTTCAGCAGCACCAGTTAAAAACGAAGGCACAGCCATCGCTTATGACAATGCTCAAGAAGCTTGGACAGCACGATACAATCACGAAACTATCTCCCTTGGCTTCAGCTTAACTGAAGAAGCTATTGAAGATAACTTATATGATTCATTATCTGCTCGTTACACAAAGGCTTTAGCAAGAGCTATGGCTTACACAAAACAAGTGAAGGCTGCTGCAGTTATTAATAACGGCTTCAGTTCTTCATACACAGGTGGTGATGGTGTTGCGTTATTCAGCACTGCTCATCCACTTGTTTCAGGTGGCGTTAATAGTAACACTCCAGCTACAGCAGCTGACTTGAACGAAACTTCATTGGAAAATGCAGTTATTCAAATCGCAGCTTGGACTGATGAGCGTGGTCTATTAATTGCAGCTAAACCTAAAAAACTTATCGTTCCACCAGCATTGCAATTCGTTGCAACTCGCTTATTGGAAACTGAGTTACGTGTTGGTACTGCTGACAATGATATCAATGCTATTAAGAACAATGGCTCTATCCCAGAAGGTTATACAATTAACCACTTCTTGACAGACGCTAATGGTTGGTACTTAACAACTGACGTTCCTAATGGTATGAAACACTTTGTTCGTACTCCATTAAGTAATTCAATGGACGGTGACTTTGACACAGGTAACGTACGTTATAAATCACGTGAACGTTATTCATTCGGTTGGTCAGATCCGTTAGGTATGTTCGGTTCACCAGGTGCTTAATTAAGCATTTGATGATGGAAAAGGCTCTCTTCGGAGGGCCTTTTTTATTTGCCAGTAAGCGTGAAAATACTACCGTTTACAGGCAAAAGTATTGTAAAATAAACATATCCAGGAACTACCTGGTTTATTAGACTGTCCTGGCAGACGCATATAAGACTAATAAACTTAACTTTATATGAAGGAAAATTATTATGTCATCAACAACCTTTTCGGGTCCAGTGACCTCTACAGCTGGTTTTATTACTGGCACAGGCGTTAATTCAACAGTTACAGCATCAACATTAACAGTAACAGCATCTGCATACAATGGTCAAACAATCAACCTAAGCCGTGCAGCTGGTATCACAGTTACTCTTCCAGCAGCTACAGGTTCAAACGCTGTTTACAGATTTGAAGTTGCAACATCTGTTACATCTAACAGTTACAAAATTCAAGTAGCTAACTCAACAGACGTTATGAATGGCTTCTCATCAGTTGCTGGTACTACAGGTACTGTATTCAGTACTCTTCCAGCTTCAGATACAATCACAATGAATGGTTCTACAACAGGTGGTTTAATTGGTTCATACGTTCAAGTAACTGACCTTGCAACTGGTTATTATTTAGTACAAGGATCTTTAGTAGGTTCTGGTACACCAGCTACACCATTTAGCGCAGCTGTTTAATTAATCACTGGGGGCGCTTAGCCCCCTTTATAACCCAAGGAGATTAATTATGGCAATGCAATATGATGTAAAACAAGGTCACATAGATCAAAGCGGCTATCTAGTAAAATTTGCAACTAGAGTTAAAGGCGTGTCATATGTAGGCACGGCTACTGCTGGATTTGTAGTTTTATTTGATACATTAACAACGCCAGTTTCATCTAGTGTTACTTATGGCAGATCTGGTACAACTGTAACTGTAACTAAAGTAGCTCATGGATTAAGTACAGGAGATAAAATTGGTATTCATTTTGAATCTGGTACAGGTGGTGCAGCAACTGATGGTAACTACACAATAACCAGATTAACTGCAGATACATTTACGCTTACAGATATTAATACTGGAACAATTACTGCATCACCAACAGCAGTATATTCTACAAAATGGCTATTAACTTATAATTCTTCTGCAGCTGATACATATAATAATGCTCCAATTATCCCAGGCGAAGGTGTGCGTGTAGATAATGGTGTTTATGCTTATATGGTTAACGTAGAAGCTACTCAAATATTTTACGGATAATATATGAGCGCAGAACGTGAAGTTATAGAACACGGTGTAGAAATTAAACATATTCAATCAGATGTGGATAGTATTATGGAAGATATGGAACAGCTAAAAGCTCGTCTTGATAGTATTGAAAAAACACTAGAAGAGATTAAAGGCGGTTGGAAAGTATTCATCGCTATTGCTACTGTTCTTTCTGGCGTCATTAGCTGGATGGTAACTCACTGGTTAGGTAAGTAATGCCAAGTAAATCTAAAGCACAACATAAACTTATGGAAGCAGTTGCTCATAATCCTAAGTTTGCTAAAAAGGTTGGAATACCACAATCTGTAGGTAAAGACTTTGCAAAAGCTGATAAAGGTAAGAAGTTTAAAAAAGGCGGTGTATCATTAGCTATTGGCCGTGGTGAAAAGTTACCAGTATCTCAAGGTGCTGGGTTAACTGCTAAAGGCCGTGCTAAATATAATGCTGCTACAGGATCTAATTTAAAAGCTCCACAACCACAAGGCGGTGCTCGTAAAAAATCTTTCTGCGCAAGAATGTCTGGAATGCCTGGACCTATGAAAGATGAAAAAGGCAGGCCTACTAGAAAAGCAGCTTCTCTTAAACGATGGAAATGTAACTAAGGAATTAATATGAAAAAGAAATCAACCAATCCAAGAATGGCTATGATGATGGGACGTGCAATGAGACGACCAGCACTAGCTGCAAGCCCAGCAGTAGCTCAACCAGCTATTAATCCAATGGCTGCTATGGCTGCTCCAACAATGCCAACTATGAAAAAAGGTGGAAAAACTATGAAATCAGATATGAAAGAAGATACAAAAATGGACATGGCTCAAGACAAAGCTATGATCAAAAAAGCTATGAAGCAACATGATATGCAAGAACACAAAGGTGGTAAAGGCACTAAGTTATCCCTTAAATCAGGCGGTAAATGTTACGCTTCTGGTGGCAAAGCATCTCAATTAGCAAAAGCTAATGGCATTGCTGTTCGTGGTAAAACTCGTGGAAAGATTATTTAATCATGGCAGATAAAGACAAAGCCCCCACACAAGCTGACTATGATAAAGCTTGGGAAGATGTAAAGAAAAATCCCAAATCAGCTCCTAAGTTTATTGATGGTATGCCTCCTAAAGAAACTCCTGACATTAAAAAAGGTTTATTAGAAGGATTAAAAGGCTATTCACCAAGCAAAGAAGTTAAAAAGTTTGATGATAATTATAAACAAGGCGGCAAAGTATCTTCAGCTTCTAAACGTGCAGATGGTTGTGCCATTCGTGGAAAGACAAGAGCTTAATGAGAACTTCTCGTGGTATGGGCGATATTGCACCATCTAAAATGCCTAAAGGTAAAAAGAAAGCCCGTAGAGATGATACGGACTTTACTCAATACGCTAAAGGTGGCAAGGTAGGTTTATATGCTAATATTCATGCTAAGAAGGCACGTATTGCTGCTGGCTCTGGTGAGAAGATGCGTAAACCTGGCTCTAAAGGTGCGCCAACCGCAAAACAATTCAAACAAGCTGCTAAAACAGCTAAAAAATAGGGGTATATATGATTAAGAAATTTGTGAAAAAACTTATCAAGAAGCTTAAGAATTTGCGTATTCTGCAAAAATAGGTAAACAATGGCCTCAACTACAGGAACCACCCTATTTAATCTAAACATGAATGACCTCATTGAAGAGGCATTTGAGCGCTGTGGTTTAGAGTTAAGATCAGGTTACGATTTTAGAACTGCTAGACGATCACTTAATCTATTAACAATTGAGTGGGCTAATCGTGGTATTAACCTTTGGACAATTGAAGAAGGTCAAATACAAATGGCTACAGGCCAGATTACCTATGCTCTTCCAGTAGATACTATTGATTTATTAAGTATGATTACTAGAACTGGTAATGGTGGACCTAACCAACAAGACATTAATATTAATCGTATATCAGAAGATACTTATTCTACGATTCCAAATAAATTAGCTACAGGCCGTCCTATCCAAGTATGGATTAATAGACAGTCTGGTATGTCTAACACAAGCACTGTATATCTAGCAGCTTCTATTAGTGCTACAGATACTACCATTACATTAAGCACTGTATCAGGTATTGCAGCAGCTGGATTTATTCAGATAGATAACGAAATTATTTACTATCCAAATGTAGATAGCACAAATAACCAATTATTAAATTGTGCTCGTGGTCAAAACAATACAACAGCAGCAGCCCATATTGCTACAGTAACACCACGCAATTATCTTACTATACAAAACTTACCAAGTGTAAATGTATGGCCAAGCCCTAACTCTCCTGGCAATCAGTATACATTTGTATATTGGAGAATGCGTAGAGTGCAAGATGCTGGCACTGGCGTAACAGTTAATGATATTCCATTTAGATTCTTACCATGTATGGTAGCTGGATTAGCTTATTACTTAGCTATTAAATCCCCTGCAGTAGATCCTAATAGAGTAGCATTCTTACAGTCTGACTATGAAAAACAATGGGATCTAGCATCTCAAGAGGACAGAGAAAAGGCACCAATTAGATTTGTGCCTAGAAATATGTCTTATATAAGGTAATTATGGCTACCAAGTATTCAAGCGGTAAACACTCCATTGCCGAATGTGATCGTTGTGGTCAACGCTATAAGCTTTCAGAATTAAGAAAACTTATACTTAAAACAAAACAGATTAGCGTTAAGGTTTGTCCAGAATGCTGGGAACCAGATCAACCACAGTTATTATTAGGTATGTATCCTGTGAATGATCCACAAGCAGTTCGTGAACCAAGACCAGATGTATCCTATCAAATATCTGGTAATACAGGTTTACAAATTGGATTAAATAATTCTAACAATATTCAAGATAATGGTTACCCTCAAGATGGTAGCCGTCAAATTGAATGGGGTTGGAATCCAGTAGGTGGAGCAAGTTACTTTGATACTTTATTAACGCCTAACCACCTTATAAGTAATGTTATAATAGGCGATGTAACAATTGTCACAACTTAATTAGGAGAAATAAAATGGCATTTCGTAAAGCAGCTGATGGTATTACTAAACAAGGTAAAACTAAAGGCAAAAATCTAGGTGATTCAGGACCAATAGCTGGTATTCAATCTGGTAAAGGTTCTAAGGGTGCTTCTTCAGTAACTTCATTATCTATGAAGAAACTTGGACGCAATTTAGCAAGAGCAATGAATCAAAAAAAAGGTAAATAATCATGACTACAGAACGCAAAGTTCCAGTGACACCAGCAGAATCTTATCCTTTAGGTAATGCTAAAGAGAATAAAGATGCTAGTGCATATACTGGATTTAAATATCCATCTGGCGGTGGTGATGACATTGGTGTTTATAAACAACCTATGGATAATCCAAATGGCACAGAGCAAAATGCAGTAGCTATGCCTGGCAACGGAATAGATAGAATGAATATTTCTGTTGGTGGCGTAAGTAAAGGTAACTATGCAGAAGTAAACCCATATGGCGTTAAAGAAATGCGTGGTTATGGTGCAGCTACTAAAGGTCGTAAGATTAGCGGTAAACAAGGCTAGTAATGAACTACGTTCAACTGTATCAATCAATTCAGGATTATGCGGAAACTACGGAACAATTATTCGTAGCTAATATACCTCGTTTTGTTCAAGAAGCTGAAGAACGTATTTATAATTCAGTTCAATTACCTTCGTTACGTAAAAACGTTACAGGTACTTTGACATCTGGCAATAAATACTTATCACTTCCAAACGATTGGTTATCTACATATTCTTTTGCTGTTATTAATCCAGATGGAACGTATGAATATCTTTTAAACAAAGATGTAAACTATATTAGACAAGCTTTCCCTAGTCCTACTGATACAGGAACACCAACGCATTATGCATTGTTTGGGTCTCAATATAGTGCTATTAATGAGCTATCTCTTCTTTTAGGGCCAACGCCTGATGCAAGCTATAATGCTGAATTACATTATTACTATTACCCACCTACTATTGTGCAAGGTCAAATTACATTAATAGCTATTACCACAGTAGGGTCATTATATGTTCCTGGCGTATATGAGAACGTATCGTTAACTGGTGGTTCTGGATCTGGTGCTACAGCTACTATTGTCATTAATTCATCTGGTGCAGTGAGCTCAATCACTTTAAATGAAGGTGGTCAGTTCTATGTAGTAGGCAATATATTAAGTGCCGCTACAGCAAACTTAGGTGGCGCTGGTTCTGGATTTACTGCAACTGTAACTGGTGTATCTAATTCAACTGGCACTTCATGGCTAGGTGATAACTATGATCCAGTCTTGTTTTATGGCGCAATGCGTGAAGCTATGATCTTCCAAAAACAAGAAGCTGATATTATTAAGAACTACGAAGATAAGTATCAAGAAGCTGTACAACAACTTAAACGTCTTGGTGATGGTCTTGAAAGAGGTGATGCGTACCGTGATGGACAAACTAAACTTAGAGTTAATTCATGATAACTCAAACCGCTTGTACAGTATTTAAATCTAATATGCTTAAAGGACTAGAAAACTTTAATGCAGGTACGCCATATACATATAAAATAGCCCTTTATAACGCATTAGCAGATCTAGGTGATGCTACGACAGCCTATACCACAACTAATGAGGTTACAGGCACAGGATATGCAGCTGGAGGGGTAGTTTTAACCCCTACGACAATACTTTCAGATACAGAAGATAATACAGCTTACTTATCATTTGCTAACGTCACATGGACTCCAGCAAATTTTACTTGTAGGGGTGCTTTAGTTTATAATAGCACTACAAATGCAGCAGTTTTTGTATTAAATTTTGGCTCTGATAAGACGGCTACCACCAGTTTTACAGTGCAATTTCCAACGGCAAATTCAACAAGTGCCATTTTAAGAATAAGTTAAGGAGTAATTATGAATCAAAACGAAAAAGGTGGATTTGGGGATAATGCTACCATCACGCTAAATGCTGGTGCTGCTGCTAATGAAACTGTAGGTATTGAAGGTTTTTATGAAGTAAAATGTCATGATAAAGATGGCAATTTAAAATGGGAAGATTCATTTCCTAATCTAGTAAACGCTGTAGGTAAACAATTAATGTTAGATACCTTATTAAAAGGTTCTTCATATTCTGTAACAGGTCCATTTTTAGGTCTTATTTCAGGTGCATCACCAACATTTGGTACAGGATCAGACACACAAACGTCACACGCTGGTTGGACAGAGTTTACTAACTACACAGTAGGTGGTTCAGCAGTACGTGGTACAGCAGTGTTTGCCTCAGCAACATCAGCTGGATCAACACCATCAAACGTAACTACATCTGCAGCAACAGCAATTGTTTATACAATTACAGGTGCTGGCGGTACAGTAGGCGGATGTTTCTTGGTAACAGGTACTGGTGCTACATCGGCTCAATCTAATACTGGTGGTACATTGTATTCTGCAGGTGCATTTACAACAGCTAAAGTTACAACAGCTGGTGATACAGTAAGCGTTACATACTCTACAACAGCTACTAGCTAAGGAGCTTAAATGGCTCTTGCGTTAAATGATCGTGTCCAGCAACAGGGTACGGCCAATACCACAGTCAGTTTTACCCTAACAGCTTCAGTTGCAGGGTTTCAATCCTTTGCCGTCATCGGTAACGGAAACACGACCTATTATTCTGCAACAGACGCTTCTGGTAACTGGGAAGTTGGTATTGGTACTTATTCTACAACTGGACCTACATTAACTCGTAATACCATTCTATCTTCAAGCAATTCTAATACTGCGGTTACATTCTCTGGTGTAGTCAATGTATTTGTTACATACCCTTCAAGTAAATCAGTTAATTTAGATGGTTCAAGTAATGTCAGCGCATTAGGCACGGTATCTTCTGGCACTTGGCAAGGTTCAACGATTGGTGTAGCTTATGGTGGCACAGGTGTTACAAGCTCATCTGGCGCTAACTCTGTTATGTTACGGGATGCCAATCAAAACGTAGCCGTAAACCGACTTAATCAATCTAATACAAATACAACAGCTGCAGGTGGAACAACGGCTTTAACAGCTGCCTCTAGTTATTCTCAAACACTTAATGGTACTGGCAATCAGACATATACAATGCCAGATGCAACTACGCTAACAACAGGCGTAGCATTTGTATTTAACAACAATGCAACAGGCACACTTACACTACAAGATTATTCTACTGGACCTGTTGGCACAATTACCTCTGGAGGTGCTGTTGAGCTTGTGTTGTTATCTAATGCTACTGTTGGTGGCACATGGGATGTTCACGGATATCTTCCAGAAGCAGTTACTTGGGGAACCAATGCTTTAAACCTTGGAACTACTGTTATTACAAACGGTACGTGGAATGGTGGCACAATAGGTACTGCTTATGGTGGTACAGGTTTAACTTCTTTCTCTGCGGCTAACTACGCTTTATATTCTACTTCTTCTAGTGCATTAACAGCAGGCACATTACCCATTGCAGCAGGTGGTACAGCAGCTACTACATTCACAGCAAATGGTGTTGTTTATGGTAACGGTACATCTGCATTAGGTGTTACAGCAGCAGGCACTACAGGACAAGTTTTAGTAGGCAATACAGGATCTGCTCCAACATGGGGCACATTATCTAGTTCAGCAGTTACAACATTTAGTGCAGGTACTACAGGATTTACACCAAGTATTGCCACAACAGGTGCAATCACACTAGCAGGAACTTTAGCTACCACAAATGGTGGTACAGGACTTACATCATTTACAAGCGGTGGTGCATTATATGCAACATCCTCAAGCGCTTTAACCACTGGTACACTTCCAATAACTTCTGGTGGTACAGGGCAAATATCAGCCTCTGCAGCATTTAATGCATTAAGTCCTATTACTACAACAGGTGATTTAATTATTGGTAATGGTACTAATAGTGCTACAAGATTAGGTATAGGTACTAATGGTTATGTCTTAACATCAAATGGTACTACAGCTTCATGGCAATCTGCTTCAAGTAGTGGTGTATCAACATTCCAAACATCTTTAAGTGGATTAACACCAAGCACCGCTACAACAGGTGCAGTCACATTAGCAGGTACATTAGGCGCTACATCTGGCGGCACTTCACAATCAACTTATACTACTGGTGATATTCTTTATGCTTCAGCTACAAATACATTATCTAAATTAGCTGCAGGTACTAACGGCTATATTTTAACTCTAGCTTCAGGTATTCCTTCATGGGCAGCAAGTACTTCATCTGGTGTTTCATTTACCGTTACAGATTTTACAGCGACAGCAAGCCAAACAACATTTACTGTGACCTACACTGTAGGCTTAGTAGAAGTTTATAGAAACGGTGTTAAATTAGCTATTGCTGATTATACTGCGTCTAATGGTACTACAATCGTTTTAGCTACAGGTGCTAATGCAGGGGACGTAATTGAAGTGGTGGCATTTGCTGCAGTGAATACAGCAGCTACTATATCTTATGATACATTTAGTGGCACAGGCTCTCAAACCGCATTTACAATGTCTGTAACTCCTGCTAACTCACAATCAGTCGTTGTAGCTATCTCAGGTGTGGTTCAAGACCCAGCAAGCTATACAGTTTCAGGTACAACTTTAACATTTTCAACAGCACCTCCATCAGGTACTAACAATATATCATGCCGTTATCTAGCTTTACCTACGACTACCACAGGAACAGCGTCTGTAATTAATGCAACTAATGGTATAATTATTAATAACCAAACCATCTCAGCTTCTTATACAATTCCTGTAGGCAGTAATGCCATGAGTACGGGTCCTGTAACCGCAGCTAGTGGTGTTACAATTACGGTAAGTTCAGGCAGTAGATATATAGTTATTTAAGGATAAAAATTGGCTTCTACAATAAATGCAAGTAATTCTGGGTTTGGTGGCATAGTCTCTACTGGAGATTCTAGTGGACAATTGCAACTTCAAACAGCAGCTACTACAGCTCTTACTATAGATACATCACAAAATACTACATTAGCTGGTAAACTTACTACAGCTTCTAGTGGCATACAGTTTTCAGATGCAAGTATCCAAACTGCTGCAGCATCACCTTATGTGCTAAAGAACCGTATTATTAATGGCGCAATGGTTGTGGACCAAAGAAATGCTGGTGCTAGTGTTACCGCTTCTACAACAGGTGCATATGCTTTAGATAGATGGTATTTAGAAGAAGCTACAGATGGAGCCGCTACAGTACAACAAGTTTCTGATGGTCCTACAGGTTTTACAAATAGTTTAAAAGTTACAGTAACATCTACAGATACAAGTATAGGTGCATCACAATATTTTGAAGTAGACCAAAATATAGAAGGATTTAATACAGCAGATTTATCTTTTGGCACTGCATCAGCATCTACAATTACTATTTCGTTTTGGGTTAAAAGTTCTTTAACTGGAACATTTGGTGGTTCTATAAGAAATTCAGCAGCCAATAGGTCATATCCATTTAGCTATACAATTAATGCTGCAAACACTTGGGAAAAAGAAACCATCACAATTGCAGGTGACACTACAGGTACTTGGATTGGTGCTACTAACGGTATTGGGTTAAGATTAACATTTGCATTAGCGGCAGGAAGTTCATTATCTGGTACAGTAAATACATGGGCTGGATCAAATTTATTAGCACCTACAGGCTCTACAAATTTAATGGGAACAGCAAGTGCAACTTGGCAAGTCACAGGTGTCCAACTAGAAGTAGGCACATCAGCAACACCGTTTGAACGCAGACTTTATAATCAGGAATTGGCTAATTGTCAGAGGTATTATTTTAAAGTAGCTCCAGGAAGTGGCGGTTATTTAACGGAAACAGCTTTTGCAATATCAACAACTGGTGCTTACGGTGCAAATAAATTTCCAGTAACAATGAGAACTGCACCGACTTCTTTAGAACAAAGTGGAACTGCTGGTGATTATAGAATTGTTAGATGTGGAGCTGCTGGCTCAACCACTTGTTCTGCAGTGCCAACATTTGCAACTGCAACTATTGACAGAGCTTTTACTTCTTTTGCTGTTTCTTCAGGATTAAGCAATAGCAGTGCTGGAGCTATGGATGCTGCTGGAGCAAACGCATTTCTTGCTTGGAGTGCTGAACTATGATTTATAAAATACTTACAACAAGTCTTGATGGTCAAACTATTTATGCTCGTATAGAAGATGATGGTAAATGCTATCTAACTTGCACAGGAAACGACCAAGCCTACCTAAAATGGGTAAGCGAAGGCAACGAGCCTGAACCAGCAGAGGAAACAATATAATGGCTAAATTTGTCAAAGGACAAATACCTTGGAACAAAGGCATGCCTGTAACTGAAGAAGTGAAGGCTAAAATCAGTGCTAAAAATACTGGTAAAAAACATACGCCTGAAACTCAAGCTAAAATAAATCTTAATCTTACTGAAGGTGGTAAAGCTACTAGGTTTGTAAAAGGACAAGTTGCATATAATAAAGGAATTAAATGTCCTCGTTATACTAAAGAAGAAATTAAAACTCATCAAAAAGAATGGCGTGAAAATAATAAAGAAAAGATATATGCTAATACTACAAAATGGAGATTGGCAAATAAAGACAAACAAAAAGAATATACTAGCAAATCTAAGATAAAAAATTCAGCAAGAGTTAATGCTACTAATAATAAAAGACGTGCAGATAAATTAAATAGAACACCTAAATGGCTCACTAAAGATGATTTATGGTTAATAAAAGAGGCATATGAATTAGCAGCATTAAGAAGTAAAATATTTGAATTTAAATGGCATGTAGATCATATTATTCCACTAAAAGGTAAATTAGTATCTGGTCTTCATGTACCGACTAATTTACAAGTAATAGAAGGAACATTAAATATTATGAAGAATAATAAATTTCAAGGAGATTTATTTTGGCCTCTTTAGTAGTAGCAGGAGATACATCAGGAACCGTAACCTTAGCTGCACCAGCAGTATCAGGTACAACTACGCTCACCCTGCCTACAACAAGTGGGACTTTAGTAACAGGAACTACACCTAGCGGAACTATTGTAGGAACAACGGATACTCAAACACTTACTAATAAAACGCTTACAAGCCCTACCATTACAGGTGCTACTATTACTGTAGCAAGTACTGCTGCTCCAGCGTTTAGTGCTTATCAAAGTTCAACTCAAACTTTAAGTACTAATACATTTACTAAAATTCAATTTCAAACTGAAGAATTTGATACCAATAGCAATTTTGATAATGCTACTAATTATCGTTTTACACCTACTGTAGCGGGTTATTATCAAGTTTCTGCTGCTATATCATTAAATGCATCTAATGCTGGCATTAATTTAACTATATATAAAAATGGCTCTGTATTTAAAAGACTTCAAAATACTTATAACACTACTACTTTTTGCGCTAGTGGAAGCACATTAATTTCTATGAATGGAAGCACAGATTATATAGAAGTTTATGCTCAAATATCAACAGGTCAAGCACTTGAAACTGGTGCATATGCTACTTGGTTTCAAGCATCAATGGTAAGGAGCGCATAATGTTATACGATAAAATTAAATCCATATATCCACAATTAGAAGATAAAGACTTTCTTACAGTCATTACACTACAAAACGATTCAGATGGTAAAGGTGACTACATAGCTAAATGGGAACATCCTACACTTGCTAAACCTACAGACGAGGAACTAGCATAATGGCACTCATACTTACAGGAGCATCAGGAGCAAGTACACTAGATAGTTCTACAGGGTTAGCTATTGCTACTTGGACAACTGCTGGAAGACCTACATCTCCTATTGCTGGTCAAATGGGTTGGAATACAACTACTAAACTAATGGAAGTTTATACAGGAACTGCGTGGGTGGCCTTGGGTAACCAATCAAGTACTTATTCAGTAGAGTATTTAATTACCGCTGGTGGCGGTGGTGGTGGAACAAATGGTGGTGGTGGCGGAGGTGGCGGATACAAAACTTCTACTACAACATTAAATGCAGGTACTACTTATACAATTACAGTAGGTTCTGGTGGTGCTGGAGCTTCTTCTGGAAATGGAACAAATGGCGGTAGTTCAGAATTATCAGGCACAGGATTAACTACTGTAACTTCATTAGGCGGTGGGGGTGGTGCAGCAGTTGATACATCTGGAACAGCACGAAGTGGTAATAGTGGCGGTTCAGGTGGTGGAGCTATGCAATGGAATTTTACTGGCTCTGCTGCTGGTGGTGCAGGCACTGTGGGACAAGGAAATAACGGTGGTGCAATGACTGGTTCTGGAGCAGATTTTGGTGGAGGAGGTGGTGGTGGTGCTGGAGCTGTTGGTAGTTCTGGAAGCGGTGGAGCTGGTGCTAATGGCGGAGCAGGAACTGCATCTTCTATTACTGGTTCATCCGTAACTTATGGTTCTGGAGGCGGTGGTGGCGGTAGTTCTTCTGCTGGTTCAAATGGAGCAGGTTTTTATGGTTTAGGTGGTAAAAATGGTGCTGGAAATGCAGGTATAATTATTTTATCAGTACCAACCACAAATTACTCTGGAACAAGCACAGGATCACCTACAGTTACAACATCAGGTTCTAGTACAATATTACAATTTACAGCAAGCGGTACTTACACTGCATAACAAGGAGAAAACAATGTCACATTTTGCAAAAGTAGTAGACGGTAAAGTTACACAGGTCATCGTGGCTGAACCAGAATTTTTTGATACATTCGTAGATTCAAGTCCTGGTACTTGGCTACAAACTTCATACAATACGCATGGTAATCAACACCCAGAAGGTAGACCTTTACGTGGAAATTATGCTGGTATTGGTTTTTCTTACGATGCAACTAACGATGTATTCATAGCCCCTAAACCATCAGACACAGCAGTATTAAATGAAACAACATGGTTATGGGAAGATACAGAAGCGCAAGCACCAGAATTACCACAAGATCCACAAGGCTAACTAAATGACCAACGCAGTCAATCTATCAGCACTAGGTTCTAACGGAGGAACATTAGTTTCTACTTGGACTACAGGAACTCGTCCAGCTTCTCCTATTACAGGGCAAACAGGCTACAACACAACTTTAGCCGCATTAGAAATATATAATGGTTCAGGTTGGACTTCACCTAATGGTGTATGGACTACAGCAAATAGACCTACAACACCTCCTACTGGAACAATGGGATACAATACAACTACAACTCAATTAGAAATATATAACGCTACTTATAGCAGTTGGTCAAATGCAGGAACACCATTAATTTATACTGCTTCTTATCTTCTTGCAGCGGGCGGAGGTGCTGGAGGATATTTAGGCGGTGGAGGCGGTGCTGGAGGTTTATTAACTGGCACTACAACTTTAACAGTTGGAACAGTTTATACAGTTACTGTTGGAGCAGGTGGAACAGCTTCTGGTTCAAGTGGTTCAAATGGTGGAGCAGGTAATAATTCTTCATTTACAGGATTAACTACAGCTCTTGGTGGGGGCGGAGGTCAATCAAGAAATGCTTCAGCAAGCTCATCACAAAATGGTGGTTCTGGTGGTGGCTCAACAGATTGGTTTGGAGCAAACACAAACGGAACAGGAACTTCTGGTCAAGGTAACAATGGTGGTAAATCTAACAGTAGCAATAATCCTGGTGGAGGTGGTGGCACAGGGGGGGGTGGCGGTGCTTCTGCTGTAGGTGGCAGTTATAGTGGATCAGGCAATTCAGGTGCTGGAGGAGCAGGAACTGCATCATCAATAACAGGTTCATCAGTCACTTACGCAGGTGGTGGAGGTGGTGGTGATGGTTCAACTGTAAATGGATGCCCTCCAGGTGCTGGAGGTTCAGGCGGGGGTGGGGCTGGAGGAGCTTCAGGAGCTGCTGGGACTGCTGGAACTGTTAATACTGGAGGTGGAGGAGGTGGTGGTGGTAATAACCAAGCTGGTGGTGCAGGAGGTTCAGGTGTAGTAATATTATCAGTACCAACTGCAAACTATACAGGTACAACCACAGGAAGTCCTACAATTACAACTTCAGGCTCTAACACAATTATTAAATTTACAGCTTCTGGCAGCTACACAGGATAAGGATAAATCATGGCATTAACACAAGTCCCACCAGCGCTTTTAACTGCGACTACAGGAACAGGAACAACTGTTGTACTAGGTACATCGCCTACGATTACTACTCCTACTATTTCTGGACAATTAAATCTTCCTACATGGACTACAGGGACAAGACCTGCAAGTCCAGTAACAGGAACTCAAGGCTACAATACTACTACAACACAAATAGAAGTTTACAATGCAACATATGGCATTTGGTCTAATGCTGGAACATCACCAATCTATACTGCTTCTTATTTGATTATTGCTGGTGGCGGTTCTGGAGGAAATGCTCCTACTGGTTTTTGGGAGGTTGGCGGTGGTGGCGGAGCTGGAGGATTATTAACTGGAACAACAACTTTAACTGTAGGCACAGTATATACAACAACTGTCGGTGCTGGTGGGTCAGGCACTTCAAGCAATTCTCGTGGTAGTAGTGGTTCAAACTCTACTGGATTTGGATTAACTTCAATTGGCGGTGGTGGCGGTGGCGGTGGTAATACTGCGGGAAACAGAGCAGCATTATCAGGGGGATCAGGTGGCGGAGGTTCAGGGTATGATTTCAGGGATGGAGCTGCTGGAACATCAGGTCAAGGTTTTGCTGGAGGAAGTGGTTATGCAGATGGTGGCGGTGGAAATGCTGGTGGCGGAGGTGGCGGTGGAGCTGGCGCTGTAGGCGGCAATGCTACAAGTGCAAATGGTGCTACTGGAGGTAATGGATCATCTAGTTCTATCACAGGTTCTTCAGTAACACGTGCTGGTGGAGGTGGTGGTGCTGGTGGATCTTCATCAGGATCAGGAGGTGCTGGAGGTTCAGGCGGAGGCGGAGCTGGTGCGGCAGGTGGAACAGCTACTTCTGGTACAGCAAATACTGGTGGTGGTGGCGGAGGAAACTCAAGATCAGGAACTAGCGGTAGCGGTGGTTCAGGCGTGGTTATTATTTCAGTACCAACAATTAACTATACAGGAACTACAACAGGCTCACCAACAATAACAACTTCAGGTTCAAGTACAATATTACAATTTAACGCTTCAGGAAGCTACACAGCATAATGTTTGGATACGCTGCCTTTGCTCAACCTACATTTGCTGGACTAGGTGGCAATTCGTTTGTACTTTCTTTAACTGAAGATATTGTTATGGCTGACGCAAGTAGCCAAGTCTTTGTATTTAATGAAGCCGTCTTTGAAAATGTAGTGATGGATGATATTGACGCTACAACAGGTGATTTCTTTGGGCTTATTAATGAATTTGTAGCGATGAATGATGTTAATACTGTTACAGCTCAGTTTTCATCAAGCATTACAGAAGATTCAGTTTTAAACGATACACCAGCTATAGCAGCTCAGTTTGCAGTAAGTAAGACAGAAGACGCAGTTATGGACGATGTAAGAGATGTTTATTTTGCAGCGTTACAAGAGCGTGTTGAACCATTTACGATGGATGATATAAGAAGTATAGCAGCTCAGTTTATAGCGTCACAAACAGAAAATGTAGACCTTGCTGATACACAAAGTATTACGGCTCAGTTTGCACAAAGTATTGTAGAAGACATGACGATGGCAGATGCTTATGTAGCTATAACTAACTTTTTAGTTTCAAGAAATGAAGACATTACAATGGCAGATATTTTAACCATTGTCCAAGGGTTCTTCTTTACAATTACAGAGAATCTAAACGCTGCTGATGCAAATACAGCTATTACCAACTTTAATGTATCTTTAACAGAGAACTCTAACTTAGAGGATACGACTACAGTTACAGCTGCATTCCAAGCTTCTATTGTTGAAACATTTGCACTATTAGATTCCCAATTCCCTCGTGGATGGTTTAAAATAAACGATGACCAATCTGTTACTTGGGCAGCGATAAACAATGATAATTCAGTATCTTGGACTGAAATTAATAACAATGTACCTACTTCATGGACAGATATAAATAATACTCAATAAGGACACATTATGGCATCAACCTATTCAACCTCGTTAAAACTCACTCTCATTGGAGATGGTGAACAGGCTGGTACCTGGGGATCAACTACCAATAATAATTTAAACTTAGTAGAACAAGCTATTACAGGTGTAGACGGTATTGATCTTACAGGCCTTACGACTTATACACTTTCTAACTATAACGGCACCACAGATGAAGCTAGAAATGCCGTATTATTATTTAAAGGAACTCCATCAGCTACTGTAACTATTACTGCACCATTACAAAATAAATTTTATATTGTAAAAAATGCTACAGCCCAAACAATTACAATGTCAGCTTCTGGAGGATCTATATCTTTATCAATTCCAGCTGGTGTAACAGCTCAAGTATATTGTGATTCAACAAATGAATCTGGTACAGGTACTGGATTTTATTCAGCACAAACAGGATCTGCTGGTAACTTTACAGTTAATGGTAATTTATCTGTTACTGGAGCTCAAGTTAATACAGGAAACTTTTTAGCTGCTGGTGTTTTAGGTGCCTATACTGCAGCATCATTTACAGGCGGTATTAGTAATGGATCTGGTGCAGCAGGTACAGTTCTTAATATATCTGCAGTAGCAAGTGGCACTATATTTATAGGTCAAAGAGTTACTGGTTCTGGTGTAACATCTGGAACGCTTATTACTGGATTTGGCACAGGGTCTGGTGGTGCTGGAACTTATACAGTCAATACATCTCAACTTGTTAGTGCTAGCACATCATTAACTGGTGCAGCTAGTGCGATTGCAACAACCCCAGCATCTGGTGACAATTCAGTTAATATTGCTACAACAGCATTTGTACAATCATCTGTAGGCACTTTAGGCACTATGGCTTCTCAAAACGCAAGCTCAGTTGCTATTACTGGTGGTGCAATTAATGGAACAACAATAGGCGCAACTACTGCATCAACGGGTGCTTTTACAACATTATCTGCTAATTCAACAACAGCTATTACAGGCGCTTTATCTATTAGTAATTTAATTACTGCTGGCGAAAAAACAACTGTATCTGCCACAGCAGCTTCTAGCACAGTTCAATTTGATATTTTAACTCAAGGTGTTTTATATTATACAACTAATGCATCAGGTAACTGGACACTCAATGTAAGAGGTAATAGCAGTACTACACTAGACAGTGTTATGGCTGTAGGAGAAACAAGAACTATTACATTCTTAGCTACACAAGGCAGTACGGCTTATTATCAATCAGCGCTTACTATAGATGGTACTTCAGTAACACCTAAATGGCAAAATGGAATAGCACCATCTTCAGGAAATGCAAGTGGAATTGATATTTATGTTCTTAGTATCGTTAAAACTGCATCTGCTACATTTACAGTTTTAGAATCACAAACTAAATTTTCATAAGGATTAAAATGCCTTTAAATATAACAACAGGTGCTTTATCCGCTAGGGGCTTTGGTTTTGCTGGAAATGGACTTGTAAGATTTACTACAGGCGCTGAACAAACAGCAAGTGTTTCTGGAACTACAACTATTAGTTTAGCCGATGGAAATATTATGACTGGATCTCTTATTAACTCTAGTAGTGCTCAGTCTATTCGCTATAAAGCCCTTACTGTAAGTAATTCCGTTGGATTATATGGAGCTAGCCAAACATCAAGCTACGCTAATTGTGATGGAGGATCATACAATACTACGGAATTATCTAGTGGATACATTGGAAGCGGAAGATATTTAGTTGATGATGGAGAAGGAAGATATACTGGTAGTGGCGCTTTTTATTATAAATCATTTAGCCTTTCATACTACAATACATTAAGCTGGAGCTCATCTTCTTTAACTTCTGTAGTGCAATCTAATCAATGGACAGATGTTCCAAGCACTTCAGTAACAAACAGTACAACAGTAAATATATGTACAGGACAAACCTATTATGTAGGTAGTGGAAGATGTGGTCGTCTAACTTACGCAGATATTAATCATCAGATTTATTATAGAACTCTTACGGTTTCTTAGTGTTTGTTATTTACGATAAAAAAACAGGTTATGTCAAAATGACTTGTACAGAAATGCCAGTATTTAGTTTTAATTTTGCAGATAATTGGCGAGATAACTATGAATTAGATGAGTTTCCTTTAACTGAGTTTATACATTTAACGGAATATTTTTTAAGAGTAGAAGATAAAAAGCTAAAGATTATAGGAAAATTAACAGATTTAAAAGAACAAGGCTTACCATATGAATATACTGGTTTTGCCCCATTATTTAAAGAGGAATAAAATGTTTGTACTTGCATGTAAAGAATCAAAATGTGTTCAATTAATTTGTAGCGAAGATCCTCGTATTGTTATGGTACTGGTATCTGATGTTGAAATTAATTTTGATATTATTGAATTTGCTGATAAGACTCCAGAACAATATGTTGGTAAATTTTTAAAAGTTATTAATGGAGATCTTGTTGATTTGGGTTATACGTCTGAGCTAGAAAAAGAAGGTAAGCTTGAAGGCTGTGGCGATTGCCCACCATACGCTTAAGGACTCATATGAAAATATTAATTGGAATTTTATTAACACTTTGCTTACTTTGGTGTGTGCACAATGCTCATGCTGAAACAACAATTATTCAAAACAAAGGTATGCCAGTACAGAGTGCTATGGCACCTAGTATGTCTGCATTTTCACAAGATGTTTGTGCAGTTCCTATATCAGGTGCGGGTAACTTTGGTGTAGTGTCGTTATCAGGCGGTACTGTGGTGCTAGATCAGAACTGCGTTAAGATTAAGTTAGCAAAAACATTAAATGATTTAGGACTTAAAGTAGCTGCCGTATCAGTGCTATGCCAAGACCCAACAGTTTGGGATGCAATGGAAATGTCAGGTTCACCATGTCCTATGGGTGGTGCTGTAGGTCAAGCCGCTAAGAAAGCTTGGTTCACTAAGTATCCTGAAAGGTTTAAAAAATTATATGGTGAGGATTACAACATTCCTTCTTTGCCTCCTACTAGAGAGTAATGCGTATGCTTGGTATTGTAACTACGTTCCGCAACAAGGTACAGGCTATGTTACAAACCTTGCCTGTTATGGTATTGACAATCAAAGCGCATTGTCTCAAGCTTGGTGCCCTACGCACCCTAATGATCCCATATGTGGATTTTATTACCAACCAGTTTGCCAAAATCAAACAGAGTATCAGTCACTTGGTTGCTTACCTCATTTCTCAGGTGCTATTAATCAAAGTAGGTCTTATGCTTGTACTTCACAAAGTTGGACAGCTTGGACAACAACTTCTGATAACTGTACGCCAGATCCTCCAACGTGCATACAAAGCACTGAAACGAGGCAACTAACATGCCAAGCTGGTTACGAAGGATTATTACAGGAGCAAAGGAATTCAATTTGCTCGGATCCGTATGGTTCTCCAACTTGGACAGCTTGGTTGGAAACGTCCAATACTTGCAAGATGACGGCAACGAACATAAACAATCCGACATCGCCAATCAGTCCGATCAGTCCAACGAATCCAAACAGTGTGATAAATCAACAAGTCACAACTGCGCCAGCACCCCAAATAGAACCTGTAACTGTTCAGGATCTGAGTGCATTACCAACGGGGAATCTGGATACTACTTTGGCAGCAACACCAGCAAAAAGCGAGGTAAGTGGAACGACATCTGCACCAAGCCCCGCAAGTACTACGATGACATCGGGTACAGATAAAAAAGATACACCTAAAGGAGTTGATATTCCTAAAGGTAAAGATATAGTACCAGGCTTTGGCATAGTAATGTCAATGCAATTTTTAAATGCTGGTTACAATATGCAACAAGAACAAATGAAAGAATATATTAACTTAATACAGGAAGAAGATTATGGCAGACAACAAAACATACTCCTTGAATTTATCAGCGCAAATGATACTGGGGATCGCCTGTTCAGTGCTAGTGCCATTAGGTGGCGCAGTATACTACGGGATAACCCTCTTCAACGATTTGACAGGGACGATTGAAGAAGTTAAAAAAATGTCTAGTGTAGAAACTAGAATCGTAGTATTAGAAGATAGATCAAAATCAACAGAGCGTCAATTAGTAGATGTTATGATGTCTAACAATCGTGCATTAGAAAAAGCAAATGAAGCTTACGGTAAGGCTATTGAAGCTAATAGTGTAGCTAAAGGTACTGCAGACAAAGTAACAGACACAGTTGCTAATGTTAAAGATGAAATGAAACAATTAAGAAAGGCAATGGTTAATCCATTGAATAACTAATATGCTA